TACTGTTCCACCATCTGCCATCATAGGAGTTTTTTTACCGCCAAATAAATTTGCAAAGAAACCGCCACCACTCTGACCACCAGTAAAGATAGCTGTGATTGCTTGTTGTACTGCTATTCTTATGAGTTGTTCAACAACAAAATCAGCAAAGTCTTTGAATTGTGCTTTACCTGTTTTCAGAGTGTTTACTATTTGATCTTCAAACTTCTTCAAAGTTCCTACACCTAGATTCTGCAAAGATTTATTTAAATCGCCAATAGTTTGCTTATAAACTGCAAATGGATTTTGTAAATCTGTTAAAGCTGCACTTTGTCCCATTAGTGCATTATTTGTAGCCGCTAAACCACCAGTTAAAGTATGTTGTGCTTGTACTGTAGTTCCAATTAAATTTTTGAATTCTCCTACTTTTGTTAAAACCTTAGTGAATCCACCTATTGTGTCCTCAACAAAAGCATTTTGTCTTTCATGTAATAGATCTATTTCTTGTCTATTACCAATAAAAAATCCTTGAAGATTCAATTGCATTTCTTGCAAAGAAGTTACAAATTGTGAAACTCCAAGAACAAAACTTTGTAATAATAAAAGAACTTCTGTGATGCTATCGAAAAATGTTTTGGCAAATGTTTCTCCTATTTTTTCAACCCCACCAAATTCTTTAACAGTATTTTTAAATGCACCACTTAATTGATTTGTAAAAGTTTGTAAAATTGGGGTAAAAGCTACAAAGACATTATCTTTTAAATTATTAAGCTGAGTAGTTAGTATATTGAAGCTATCGTTAAATGCTTCAACACCTCTGACAGATCGTTCTGATAAAGAGATACCTAATTCATTTAATCTTTCTGTAAGTTGTTTGACACCTTCACTTCCAGAATTGATGACATTGAATAACTTGATACCTTCACGACCAAATAGATTTGCAAGTGCAGAATTTTTTTCTGCATTAGAACCTAACGCTTGTATGCCATCAGCAACATCTAATAAAACTTCTTCAGTTCCCCTAAGATTACCTTGTTGATCTCTAAGTTGTACTCCTAAATCTCTAAAGATATCAGCTTGAGTCTTTAGACCTCTGCCAGCTTCACCAATGTTTCTGCTAAATTTTTCAAGTGCTTTACTTGCCCCTTCTGTACTTGAACCAGATTCTTCAGCAGCTATTTGAAATGCTTGTAAAAAATTGACCGATACACCTGTCCGACTGGCAGTTTTACCTAATGCATCTATGAATTGAAACGATCCTTTTAAAGCTACAGCAATAGCAGTAGCAATACCAGCAAAGGCAAGACTAACACCGCCCAATGCTTTTAATGATGTTTTTGCTGCTTTACCTATACCAGCTAAACCAGCTTTTGCCTTGTTAAAAGTTTTTGAGAACTTATCAACAGTTCCAATAACAATGCTTAATTTTCCTAGTTTACCCATCTCTTTTTTCTAAATCGTTTCTACGTTTTATATAGGCATACCACATTGTTAGTTCGTCAATGGTCATTGCTTCAATCTCGCTGAGTGTTTTACCGAGTCTGTCAGCGAGTGCAAACTGTGCAAATAAGTCAGACTCGCTTGTTACTTTCCCTCTGCTTGATCTGGTGTCATTGCACCAAGTATCTTGCCAGCAACATCAGCAACAACACCAACATCTGCACGATTCATTAAGGTTTGTTTGTCTGCTAAAGAAAAAATCTTTTCTCCATCAGCATCTAAAGCCTTAGTAATAATTGCATAAACCATCACTTCAAGATCGCTGTCATTAGCCATTTTATATAGCTTCTTGCTTTCCTGAAGTGTCAATGGTTTTGAATATATAACTAATGGTTCGCCATCTGTTCCCCATTCTGCTACTTCAAAAGAAATAATCTCTTGAGAATCAAAATGAGCAACTACATTGTCTATCGCACCCATCTATTAGTAAGTACCTATAGTTAATGCTCCTGTTCCTTGAAAGCCAATTGTCATTTCAACTAAGCCATCGTGTGCAGCAGTTATAGTTTTTTCAGTAATTATTGCTGTGCCTGACAATTTGTATTTGCTACTTGTTGTGCCCTCTGGTGCGAGATTTAAAGTAATTGATGAACCAATAGTAGTAGCCACTTGACCATTAGTATCTGTATCATCAAAAAATAAATCCAACGATCCTGAAAATTCAGTCAAAGTTGATTCAAAAGTTTTTGCTGTATCGCCCATAGCTGTTGATTCTGTAGTTTCACCAGTTTCAGTTATTGAGTAACTTCTAACTTCAGCAAAAGCATTTGAACCATTCTGAACAACACCAGCTTTTCCAGTAAATACTGCCATTATTTATCCTCTGTTTTAGTTTTTTTAATTTTAGACTCTCCTTCAAGAGTCCACCCATTTGCCTTGAGATTCTCCACATGGTTATCATGTACTGTCATTTTTGACTTACCATCAGGAGAAACCATAACATTCTTATCCATATTGCTTACCTCATAAAGCTGAATCAGGTGCAGCTTCAGTAGTCATATAAGAAATGTTGAAAGTCATTTCCATAACCGCCAAAGGCTGATCACCTTCTCCATTATAATTGATTTCTGTTGATTCTAAAAAAGTATCTCTAGCTAAACTGTTATGAGTTACATCTGCTGCCATTGCAGCTTCTACTTCTTTAGCAATAGTGTCTATTGTGTCGTCAAAATTACTGATTGCTTTTACATATGCTTCAACAACTAACGATAAGTTTCTTTGTAGAGTTCTAGTTGAACCCATCTCTAATATTTCACCAGCTTCAGATTTAGTGTAAATAATTATTGCTGGTAAATTGCTTTCTTCTAAATTAAAAACCCTAGATTGAAAAACTCTTGATCCAGTTGTGGTCAAACCAGTTAGAGTTGTTCCAACTCTTTCTCTGATTTGTTGTCTTATATGATTTGCCATTATTGTTGCTCTAAGACTAAAGCAGTTATACCTGTTGCATCAGGTTGAACACCAACTACTTTATAAGTAACTGCTCCTTTGAATTGTGTTCCTGATTTTGTTGTTTGTGCTGCAAAAGCTAATGTATCGCCATGACCAGCACTTGATACATCAGATGTTTTACAAAATGCTATTGGTTGCGATCCTTCGACATCTACCGAAAGACCGCCCAATGCTAAAAATTCATCTTCTAAAATAACCTTTATAGTAGCTGCTGAACCACCAGATACAGTATAAGTAGCAGAAATACCATGTCCAAAATCTGCATCGAAATAACCATCCAAGTCAGCATCAAACTCTAAAGACATTATTTAGATTTTCTTTTAGTTACTTTTGGTTTTTCAGAAGTTTCTAAGCCCACACTTCTATCTTTTTTTTCAGATTTAGATTCACCGCCTTTGGCAGCTTTACCATAACTTTCTAAAATATTTCCTTCATCTTCAGAAAGTTCAACTACATCACCAGCAGAAACTTTTTTTCCACCAGCAACAGTATCTCTTAAAATTGTATATTTCATAATCTTTTCCTTTTTAGCGAAGGGCAGTTTATAAGCTGCCCTTCATTAATCTTCAAGCTAATTAAATATTAACTAGCTGCACAGAATGACACCGCATGTCTTACAGCAACATCGACTGATTGCAATGCAACAACTCTTACAGTTCCAGCAGTAGCACCAGTTGAAGTGTCAACAACGATATCTAAACCACCAAAGAACCCAATGAGTAAGTCATTGAAGTTACCGAATACATAGTTGTTAGCTGTCAATTGAGCAGATACAACTACTGGATAACCATTAACTTCATTGTTTACAGCTACAAATTCAGCAGTATTGTTTGCTTTTGCAGTTGTTTTCAAAGTTCCATAGTTTGATGGATGTATGATATATGCTAGGTCGCCCATTAAAGCATTATCAACAGCAACAGCAGTTTCAATTGAAACCATTTCAGCAAAAGTTGGTGCAGCAGCACTACTTAGAGAAACAGTATTGATCCCACTTGTGTTAGTAATACCAGTTGGGTTTCCGCTTGATCCAGAACCTTCAAGAGCAGCATTATCAATAGCAGTAGCCATAGATTGTGCTAAATCATCTCTGATCAAGTTTTCAACATCTAATGAAGATTGAATCATTAGTTGTCTTGTAACATCTGTAAATGCACCTAAAGTTTTAGGAGTCATAGTCACAGAACCGATAACCATTTCTGATTCACCAGCAGCACCACCTTCAGAAGATATGAAAGCTGCACTAGAAGCAGAAGTCTTTTTAGGAATTTTTACATCGCCAGAAAGACCATTTAGGTTAGTAGCCAAAGGCATTACAGATGATGCATTTCTTAATGCATCAATAAAGTCTGCTGGTCTAAAATCTTGACCAATCAAACCCGCATCATCAGAAGCATTTAAGTCCCTAGTATTCCAGTTTCTTAAAACTTCTGGTGGCAGCATGATTCCTTGTGCAGTTCTGCCATAATGTTTGGCAGCTTCTTCTGAACAAGCAAATTCAAATTCTGCTTCTCTTTGTGCTATTTTGTCAGTTGGATTCGCTAAAGCATTTATAGCTTTTAGAACTGAGAATCTTCTGACTTCTTTTTTGGACATACCAATTTCACCAGTTTCTAAAGGCTTATCGTTAGAAATATTGTCTAACAATACACCTCTAAATTCTTCGACTGATATGCCATCTTGAATAGCCTTGTCAGCTAGATCACGTCTGTTGTGTTTAGCAGCTAAGTCTATAATTTCTTTTGAATTTCTTTGAAATTCCTCTTTAGCTTCTGCAACTGACTTTTCTCTAACTTCATCAAGGTTTATTTCATTTTTGACTTCATCTGTCATTGTTTTTACCTCTATATTAGATAATTTATTTTTAGAACGACCAATACCAACTGCTTTTGATTGATCTGCTGGCACGCTAACCACCGATATCTCAAGCGGAGTATGACGAACCATAAAAGTAGGTTTATCATCTTCTTTTGATCTTACTCGTTCCATCTCGTTAATTTTATAGCCAACCGATATATTCTGACGAATACCATCTTTGACATCGTTAAATATTTCTTCTGCTAGTTCGCTTCGACCAAAACGAACAATAGCCACCGCCCTTTTTTCAGAAGAATTCAATTTATATTGTTCTACCACTCCAATCTGTTTAGTCATGTCGTGATCTAACAATAAAGGTGATCTACCACTAGCAATAAAGCTAGTATTTATATCACCTTCAGAATGAGATAAGACTTCCATTCCAAATTCCCTTTCGACAGGTTC